ATTTTCTCAATAAGTCCTGTGGATTATACGATTCAATTTCGACAATATTTTCTTGATTTTTTAGTTGCTATGCAAGAAGCTCGGTTAGGATGCGAGCATGCTATTGGCATTAATAAAGACAGTTTAGAATGGACTCAATTGGCAAAACATTTATTGGATATGTCTTCGTGTATTGTTACAGGAGATTACTCAAAATTTGGACCAACTCTTATGCATAAAGTAGTTTCTGGATGTTTTGAAATTATTTTTGATTGGTTTAAAAAGTTTGGAGATACTAATATTGATAATGATCGTATTCGTAGAAGCTTGGCCGACGAGTGTACACATAGTAAACATTTGATGTTGGATTTGATATATCGCGTTTTTTGTGGAGCCCCTTCTGGTTCTCCTATTACGACTATATTGAATACAATGGTTAATAGTGTGTATATTCGTTGTGTTTGGGCTTACGTGTGTGATCCTATTAATAATATGATGCCCAAAATTAATAATAAACAATTAGGAATGAGTGATTTTCGTAAGTATGTTCGATTAGTTACGTATGGGGATGATTTGGTTATGTCTGTCGTTAAGTTAATTATAGAATATTTTAATGCTAAGATTATTGGATTAGTGCTTAGTAGGTATGAGATAGTTTTTACGGATTCTTCAAAGGGATCTGAGATTATGCCTTATGCAGAAATAACTGATCCTAAAACAACTTTTTTGAAGTCAACATTTGCTCGTCATCCAACGAGATATAATGTTTGGATTCATCAGTTAGATTTGCGTTCTGTCCAAGAAATATCAAATTGGATAATGCATAGTCGAACACCAAAAGAAATGAGCATACAAGTATGCGCTGCATCCCTGATGGGTATGTGGGGTCATGGTAAGATCAAGTATGACTCATTTCGTAGCAACATACTGGAGTACTGGGGTGCTCGCGGTGATTTTGTTGCTCTTCCGACTTGGGAAGAAGAAGAATATCGCATGTTTGGTGATGGAGAAGAAGTAGCTCCATACAAACTTGTAGATGCTCTTCGGAAGCTCCCTTTGAAGAATTAGGTTTTCCTAACTCATCCCAGCAATTTCTCTTGAAGTTAGCAGAGTGAAGTAGTTCTCACTCTGAGAGATTGTTGAAA